TCATAATGCTTTTAAGATACTGCTGAACTTTTCGGCAGTCTCTTTTTCTTTACTTTTGGCAAGGTGGCTATATGTGTCTAATGTAGTCGCTATTTTTGTATGTCCTAAACGTTTTTGTATTTCTTTAGGGTTTACATCATTGTTCATTAAAAGGCTGGCATGAGTATGGCGAAAACCATGAAAACCAACGTTAGGAACTCCGGCACGTTTGAAGTGTGTTTTTAATCTTAATACTTCACTAGCATAAGTATAGGCATGTTCGCTACAAGAAAATATTAAAGAATCATTTAAAGCTATAACATTGCTATTTTGGCGCTTCTTCCACTCTTTTAATAACGAAATGGTAGAAATATCCAAAGTTACAATTCTATCACTCTCAGCAGTTTTAGGGCTGTCTTGTATCCTCTCTTTCTTATCCACGGTTTGGACGATTGTTTTATTAACAGATACAGACTTATCAATAAAATCAACATCAGACCACGACAGCGCCAAAGCCTCACCGATACGTAAACCAGTAGCAAGCAAAAAGCGGTATAAAGTTATACGCATTTTGTTATCTGTGGTATGTTCTAACGTATCAAGATAATTCAAGAACTGCTTCAACTCCTCGTTATCCAGATATTTAATTTTGTTGTTCGTTCTTGTTTTAAGTTTAGGAGGTATAACTTGATTGGCTGGATTATCTACTAATGCCCCTAATTGTATGCCATAGCTCATTATTCTTTTGATGAAATTAAGTAGTAACTTATAATCTTTGCACTTTCCTTTTTCACGTCTACCATTAACTATTTCTGAAGTATTGGCGTTCTTTGCCCATTTATTAACAATTGTTTGTAATAACATTGGCGTTATTCTATCGACCCTATACGAGCCAAGTTCAGGCAGTATATAGCTCTTTATGTAGTTGTTTGCTACTCTTATGCTATTGGCTTTAACTGTCAGCTTATAACTCTCAAACCAACTCAAAGCCAAAGATTCAAAGTTATCAAAAACCACTTTTTCCCTTGCAATTGTAGACCCATTATTGATAAACTTATTTATAGCTTGGCGTGCTTTAATATCACACATTTTTCTACTATTGGCACTTACACTTGTTCGTACTTGCTTACCAGTGAGATTATCCACACCCAAATAAACGTTAGTGCGGTACACCTTTGTACCGTCTTTTTTTATATATTCTTTAATATTCATATTTTCTTCCTTTCCATTTTGTACTAATGTCAGGCAAGGCATGTACGAGGATTGAGAAATATTTTTATTAGAGCTTATACGATTAATTAGTTAACTGGTTTATTAGTTTATAGAGTTATTAAATTCTCAACTGATATAGTATATTTTACGGTAACAAGAGTAACAAAGTATTATAAATGTAGTTATATCAATGGTTTATACTGTTACCTTTCTCTATATTAAGAGTAACAGTAAGGTATCAAGAGTAACAAATTGTCTGAGAAAAATTATTAGTTCTTATCTTGATAACTTATTAGAGCTGTAAAAGTACAGAAGTGATATTGATAATCAATATTGATTAGGTCAAAATTATTTCTCTCAAGATAGACTAAAAAATCATTAATTTTATCGTCAAAAACTTTTGCGCTGGTGTAACATGTTATTGTTTTCACTCTCATATACATACTCCTATATTTTCATCAGCTTTTAACGTGGTTCAGGTTTGCACGTATTAGGGTTAAGTAAAAAAGATTCAGTAATTTACTTATGGAATTGGTGGAAAAAGGGGGAATTTGTTATAAACGACTATTATTTCAATGATTCCGCAAGCGTTAGAGTTTTTCTATCAACTACTCTTCTATCTTCATTTTCTAGGCGTACAATATAGCAATTATTCAAACTCGTTGATTCATCACTAGTAACAATTGTGGCTATTTGTCCGTCTGATAGTTTGATTACATCGTCTTTTTTCATGTAGAACCTCCTTTCTATAATTTATTTTATACCTGTCATCACAGACGATATGAACTTTCGTAAATTTCCGATAGTTGAGGTAAAGTGAAAAGTTACTTGTCCTAATTAGATTGTGGCTATAGTCGTAAAATGCGACCTCAGGTAGTTTTACTAAAAAAAGAGTAAAACTATGTCTCTATTTCTTAATTTAAAACTGAATACAAAAAGGTGTAAGATGAAAGTATAATGATTTTGAGATGTCATTACTTTCAAGTATAAAGCTACTCTTTCGAGTGGCTTTTTAATGTACAAATTATAGAATATGTTGTATAATCTATTTATTCCAAAAATATACTTTTTCATAAAGTTTATCCTTAGCGTCCCTCTCCTAACTGGGGCGCTTTTTTTATTTTCCGAATTAAACCTAATCGTCCGTGAATCGTCCGTAAAAAGCAAGAAACGTTGATATATAGCGATTTAATCGTCCGTAGATTCGCACATCTTTATTTTCTAAATTAGATCCAACTAGTAAGAAATATTTACATCTTCATTATTGTTAACGTCGGAAAAATTGGCTGTTATGCGTTTAGAGTGAACCTATAGAGATTTGTACAAAAATGTTCATATCCTATTATTGGTTTCAGAAAAAAGTGAAACCAAAAACATATAAACAAAATGAGATTATGGCTAGATAAAACTAACAAGGCTTAGACAAGGTTAATCACAAAATTGTGAAAAAGTATCTTTCGTTATCTGAGACCCTAAAAAAGGGGGTTCCGATTCGTTCCTCCCTAGCAAGTCGTGAATCACGACCCCCTTAATAACAACAACGAAATTTTCGTTTTTGCCACTTGTGGCAGAAAGCTATACCGACATCACGTAGGGTATGAACAACATACAAAATTTACATGTAGTTATTCCCCATATAAATGGGGAAGCCGTCAACCATTCCGCAACCAAACGACAACCACAAAGCCCATTGCAAAATGTAAGCAAACTGATAGCGGTTCAGGGTGTAAAGATTTTAACACCCTCAAAATTGTGGAGGTTATCAACACTAGACAAAGTCTATACCGACATCACGTCGGTCAGGGGTAACTTTGAGGTGTACCCATTCAAAACAAAAATGTTATAGCTCCGTAGTTACAAATACACAGCAAATTCTAGCAACATACAAAATTTACATGCTGTCAGTATCATACTAAACAAGCGTACCTAAAAGTACACTTGTTAATTGTTGGCAAATGTTGGCAGAAATTGACTTGGCCAGTCATTCATTAATCTATTTTACCTTTGTATTTTAGTTGATTACGGTTACTATTGGCTAATTTCAAAAACCAATTTTGAGGAAAACCTAACTCTTTTAAATCAATAAATTTGGAATACTTAGAAAAAATCTCGCGTAACTGTACCGTTTTTTCTATCCATGCCTCTTTGTCGTGATATAAGAATTTTAGTAATAAAAAGTATCCCCATAATTGGTTAGAATTTGTTCGCTCTACTTTCCCATTAACACTTTTAGGCATAATATAGAAAGTCGAACCATAGAGCCTCATATTATGAGCAGTTAAATTTCTTAAAATCCGTACGCAGTTTATCCAACTATCCATAATTATCGGAGAAACACCGTAAATTTTACTCACGGCTTTTCTTACTCTGGCGGGACTGTTAGAATATAGCACCTTTATATTTCCTAATGTAAGTAACTGAACAGCTACCCATATAGGGAAATGTTCATCATATTTGTTGATGTGGTGCTTTACGAAATCTACTCTTTTATTTTGCCTCACACTCTTTTTAAATTCAGACATGAAACGTTGGTGGTCTTCTTTATCTCTAAAGAAACTCTCTTGTTCGTAAATACACGGTTCTTCTGGGAATGACATTGCTATAGAATAAGCTAACTTTGTTTTTAGTGACTGCTCTATTTCTGTAAGAATCGAAGACAAAAATGAATGAATTTCTCTATCAAAGTTATATAACGCTAGACCTTGCTCAAAACTAACTCCGCCACTGAAATTTCCTTTGCTATCTTTAAATTGAAAAAGGTAACCTGTGAGATTATAGTAGTTTACATTGGATAGCGTATGAACAGCTCTCTTATTATTGTCTATATATAATCCGCGTTTAATTAAGATTTCAAGTTGTTCTTCGTAAGTTTTGGCAGGCTTCATAAATCTTCATTATCTCCTTTTGAGTATAAAAAAACGACCGCATACTGGTACGCATGCTAAGCAGAGGCGGAACGCGGTCTATATCATTAACTTAATTATATAGTCGCGGGTACGATTTGTCAAATAAAAAGCAAGACAAACTGTAATCTGAATTTCACTTTTTGAGTGATAAACCGTGGTGCTCTACTTTTTCGAGAATTTTTTTAGCTTACAAATATCATGCGCACAAGCGCTTTTTATTTTGCATTCCTAAAATTTAGGACTTGTTTTATAGACTTTAGCACTATTAAAGTTCTAATCTATTGCTTTTTTCATTTCATGAATAACTCTTCTTAATTTTGGCAAAGGTAATTCTATCAGGTCAGCAAACTGTTCTTGTGGTAGCCTGTAGTGTTCTCCAAACATTTTCTCATACCCAGCTATAATTACAGCCTTTTCCATTTTTTCATCTAAGTGATCAATACTATTTAAGTAGTCCGATAGTTTCATGTTTCCTCCTTTTTTAACCCACCAACTCAAACCAGCACAGCTCATACAGCAACGCACACGCCTCTATATTAGTAGTACCTATTCATCTTCTTTTTTATATAATTCGTCGTATATCTGAGCTTTTTTCAAATCTAGTGCATAATCTAATAGCTTAGTTTGTTTTTCAAAGTCAATATCTCTAAAAACTTTCAACAACTTCTCCTCTGCTTTAATGTTACTATTTATTATTCTATTAGAAACTTTTTCGAGTTTATCGTAATAATTACCCTCTTCTTTTAAACTTTTCCATTTTTTAAAAACTTCACTTTCTTTGTTAACTTGTTCTCCGTCAGCAAATCGGATAGTTCCCCCGTTTTCGACAAATTCGATATTATCTTCTAATAGCGAAAAAATTGAGTTTGCTTCTATTTTTCCCATTTTAATTTCTGTATACCCAAGTAAATACATTGGGTTAACATCAAAGATATCAGCGAGAGCTTTCCATATATCATTATTTCTTGGAGTACTCGTACCATTTTCAAACTTAGAAAGCTGGCTATCCGTAAAAGATAGCCCTTTTTCTTTTAATTTCTCTGATAACTCCTTTAGAGTAATCTTTGGGTTTGATGATTCCCTGAGTTCCTTTATTCTGTTTTTAGCCATGATTAGATGACCTCCTGGATAACATTATATAGCATTTGGATAATTAAGTAAATAAAAAATGTTTATTTTAGAAATTTACATCTTGACATTTCTTTTTTAAACGTGTAAACTATCACTTATAAACTTTTACGTTTATTTTAGACGTAAATAGAAACGAGGTAACTTTTGTATCTAACACCAGAAATTAAAACAGCTCTACGCAAAAAGCGCGGAGTATTGAACTTAACTAAAGGCGAGGCAGCCGATCAGCTTGGAATTAACCGCCTTACTTACGGACGTCTTGAAAGTCCTACACGTAATGAGAAAGTACGTCAGAGTACATACGAACGCATTACTGAATGGCTTGCTAAAGACTATTAATAATCATCAAAGAGAACAATCGTTGATAGTTGTAAGTAATTTCTATCTAACGAACGTACACAAGGTATTCACGTCCTTGTAAGTATCTTTCCTGATTCGCACAGCCTAAGCATGGCTCTAAACTATGACCGCGATGTCTTTAAACGAAGTAGAAACGAGGATAAATGAAAGACTTAGCATTTTTAACCAGTCCTGACATGAGTAAAGCGGAAGTTGTAACTAACCATGTCGTTATTGCTGAATATGCAGGACTTAATAAAATTTCAGTTCGTAAACTGATTGATAACAATAAACAAGACCTTGAAGAGCTAGGGATATTGTCATTTGAAATGACAAAACCTATTAAAGGTTCAACTGGTGGACGTCCAACAAAAATTTACCAACTCAATCGTAACCAAGCTATGTTACTTATTACATGGCTAGACAATACCGAACCAGTTCGAGCTTTTAAACTGGCTCTTGTAAAACGATTTAATGAAATGGAAAAAGAGCTTCAGGCACGAAAAATTGCAAGAGCAGTCGAGAAGCCAAAAGGTGTTACTCTTCATCAATCTATTTCAGAATGGCTACACTATCCACGTCATGGTAATACATGGCACACCATTATTAGAAGTTTGCTTGCTACTACTGCGACAGGACTAACCAAGAAGCAGATACAAGCTAGAGATACAGACTGGCGAAAAGAAAAAACGCTCCTTGACCTCTTAAATTCGGAGGAAATGGAACGTTATAAAATGCTTGAAAGTATCGCAATAGCAATGATTGAAGCTGGTTCTGATTATGAGCCTATCAAAACAGCAATCAAATCCACAATGACAACAAAAAAAGCTGAAACCACCACAGAAACAGCTTAAACTATAAGTAAGGCAAGCCTTGTAGGGCTTTGCTTTACTCCATTCTAACAAAAATTATCAGCAAAATCAAAGCTGATTGACCTTTGAAAACCGAATAAGAGTGAACTTCTTGAAAAATGATTTATTTTTAATTTGTGGTGCTATAATTCTTGACATATTTAATTAGTGGTGCTATAATTATATATGTAAGGTTAATCAAGGGTTACGGCTTAGGCAAATGAGTACTGATTGACTTACGAATTTTAGTAAGAAAGGTGCAGGATTTGACTGAGGAAGAAAAAAGACGTGTAGGGCGACCTACCAACGACCCAAAAGAAACAAGGATGTCTGTAAGTTTTAATGCTGAACAAGCAAAACTAATCAGCGATTATTCCCAAGAAAAAGGGATAACTAAAGCTGAAGCAGTACGTCATGGCGTAAACAAATTAAAAGTAAAATAAAAAACTACTAAACTTCTCCCCGACCAAAGTTTGAAGTTAAGTAGTCCGCACCGAGAGTTTCACTCGATAGATAAATTATATCAAGAAGTGAACTCTTTTTCAACACGCATTTTTTAAAGTGCGAGAAATAGAGTTTTTTTGTACCCTAAAACACAAATTAGCCCTAGAAATTCAAAGGTAAAATCATGTTTGAAGAACTAGAAATTCATATCGAAGAAGTTGAGATGTATATACAAAACATCTACAAAGCCGTTAATGATTATGCAAGCGGAACTTATGAAAGTTTCAAATTAGACGATAAAGGCACTCTCTTTATTACCAAAGGTAACGCACAGGACTTGTCAGATTATGTCAGTGATTACCTTATGACCATTGCTAACATTATCGGTGTATCAATAATTGAATAGAATCGGAGCAAAAAAATGAATAACACAGCAAACAAAGAAACTTATATCCTTGATGATTCAATCGCATTTGAACTCATGGACTTGTTAAAAGCCAAAGCAAGACACTTTATACAGCTTAATGAGTATGTTTATCGCTTGTTTGACGGTCAATCAGTAGTGACTTTCACAACTTTAGAAAATAATATCCAAGTAGAAATGGTGGGTAAAGCATGAAATTTAAAACATTTGATTTAAGAGTATACCGTCATAATGATGAAACACTGCTTTCATTTGATATCAAAGACGGACGGATACCATTAAGTAAGTTGTTACATATTCCAAAAGGCAAACCTTTTAAAATGAAAGTCATGCCTGAAATTGCTGAAAAGTACCGTATTAAGCAAGAAATCAAACAAACAGAATATAAGGGATCTGCTACCGAGGGCGTTATGCAATTAGCTGACGTCATCGAAGAAAAAATTATCTTGATGGACTATCACAACGCAAATAAAGAAAATTGGCAAGACTGGATGCGCATTTTTGCTTATGAATACTTGTATGATGTTGCGTTTAATCGTGGTATTCGTCAGGAAAGACAACGTAGAAAAACCAAGCACAAGGCAATGACAGCGTTTGACATTATCGGTGCTGATGATGTTATAGAGCTTTCTAATGAGCTAGGAATAAACGAAGACAGACTAACGTACGCAGTACTGGAAGTTATCGCTAAACGTAAGAATGGAGGCATGGCATGAGATTTGTTCCAAGATATTGTTTAAAAGACTTACGAGAACTCAACCACTTAACATTAAAACAAGTTGCTAGAAAAGTAAAACTGAACAGGGAACGTATAGCTGAACTAGAACAAGATAGTAGTTTTATCACAATTGATGAGATGTTTCGATTTTCAAAATTTTATGATATTTCAATAAAATATATTTTTATAGGAGAACAAGTTGATTTTGATAGAAAACTAAACGAATATTTAGGAGGTACTTCATGAATGACGACACCTTAACGAACCTTGTTGCGCATGGCTTAGTTGATAAAGTCATTCATTTATTTAATAAGTATCTTGGTACACAGCTCAAAATCAGAAATGAAAAGCGAGTATTACCTTATATCTCTAAAAAGCGTGTCATGGAGGACTTAGATATATCAGACAGCACACTTGATAATTGGGAAAAGCACGGATTGAATCGCTATAAACCACGATATAAAACCTCACTTATCTACTATTTGATTGATGATATATGCAAGTTCATCATCATAGATACTTAGCAACTTGTCAGGCAAGGCAAATTTTATTAGAGGATTGAGAAAATGACAAATATTATTAGAGCTTGTTCTTATGTGGCTGGTATTGATAGCGTAGGGTTGCGAAGTTTAAAAGGCTATCACACAGCACTTACAGACAAGCAGATTGAGAAATTAGACCCATTGAACGCAAACACAGGCACAGTTGATTATTCTTTTAAAGTTCGTAAATATAAGCACGGTGTCCGCTTTGAGGGCGAAAAAGAGGGCGGAGAAATCAGTCTCTTTGATGAGGTAGCGAAATGATTGAACACCACCAAGGTTACACGGCTATAAAACGGTACGGACGGAATAGTTTTAGACCAGCAGGCAAACACCCGTTTAAGATGATTTACAATGTACGAGCGGTCAAATACGACTTAATACAGCAGTTTGAAGCAAGTACAGGCATAATCTTACCAAGTGGAGTAAAGGAAGCCTTATGCAGGCAACCAGTACCGTTTTCAGGCAAGCAATTAGCTGTTATGAAAGTACAAATAAAGGAAAATAAACCATGAAAATTACGATTGATGTCCTTGAAAATGAAAGTAATAAGGACAATTTAGAGTATCTTATCAGCGATACAAGCAACGAAGCTATTACTGTTTTAATGTTTGCCTTGATTGGCGAAGCTAGACAGAGAGCAAGCTATGAGCAATTTTTAGAAACCATTACTAGAATTTGGGGGTATTTCAATGAAGATAACTGACTTACAGAAATTAGACCAAAACATTATTAAATTTCTTGCTGAACATCGAGGGATTGACCGAGCTATCAAAGGTAGAAATTTAGCACAAGCCCTTGATATTGATTTTCGTACTTTACAGAGTAGAATTGAGTACCTCCACAAGCGAGGTTGCGCCATTGGTTCAATTGATAACGGCTATTTTATTCCAACTAACGAAGACGAGCGCAGAGCTGGAATCATAAAAAAACAACGCACAGGCATAGCGATTAATAATGCAGTCAATGGCTATACGCTTGCAGAACTTGATTGGATTGACCAACTCTTTGAGGAGGTTGACTATTGACACCAAAAGAACAAGCCCTAAACTGTATTAGTCGTGGCTTTTCTGTCATTGCTGGCTTTCCGGCTGGGAAAAGTGAGAGAGCTGTTATCCGTGGTACTTCAAGTGGAACGCTTGACGAAATCACAGTAAGCGAATGGTTTGATGAAATACCGAACCGCAATATTATGATTAATCTTAGAAACAGCGGTTTGATTTGTATTGACTTAGACCAGCACCAAAACGGACAGAATGGGCGGAGTGTTTTCAGTCGATTGTGGAATGAACACAGCGAGGGCGAAATACTAAGCACCTATGTCGAGAAGACACCAACAGGCAACGGCTTACACGTTTTCTTTAAAGTTCCCAAAGAGCTATTCAGTCAGCCGATTGTCAGGGAACTAGCGGACGGCGTGGAGATAAAAACACACTTCACACCAATCTACCCAAGCAAACGCACAGACGGCGATTATATCCCTTTGAATGATACAGAAACTAACGAGCCACTCACTTTTGATAGTCTTTGCGATTGTCCTGACTGGTTACTTGAAATGATACAGCGACCACAAAAAAGACAGAACCCAACGCTAGGTAGTCGTACTTATGGCGCTGAAATGTGGGAGTTATTCAACCAAGGCGCACGAAAAGGCAACCGAAACAACGATACAAATCGTATTCTCCACTACTGGAGAAAAATCGGCATTGATAACAATCATTGCATGGACTTATTGCGAACCTTTAACAATCGAACCAGTCCGCCCTTACCTGATGACGAGCTGGCAACTATTTGGAAAAGTGTATTCAAGATGAAATAGAAAGGAAGTCATGACAGACCAATTAGATAAACTTGTGGCAGAAACGCCACAGGGAAACGTAAGAAGTCCAAAACCTACAATAGAGGACTTCACAGATTATGGCGAAGACGGCAAAAAAGTCATCAATATCGCAGGTTATCAAGACAGTTTGACAGACTGGCTAGAACAAGAAAAAGAAATTATTAATCACTCCGATTATGTCAAAGCAAACACTCAAACGCTTAGAGCTGTTAGAAAACTATTCTTTGAACACCGTAGCTTATTTTTAAGCACACCCAAAGAGGACGGAAAGCCACCGAAATCATTAAGCCCTTTAGAAACAGCAAGAATTATCTATAAGACGCTCAAAGTCATCAAATTAGACCACCAAAGCGGACTGTTAGGCGTTTATAATCCTGAACTAGGGATATATGAAACGAATGAGAACTTCTTTCATCGGCTCATTTATTGGCTAGAGCCGTCTTATAGTCAGGCACGGTCAAAAGAGGTTCTCTTTAAACTTGAAACCTTATCAGAGGTTAAGCAACAAACCGCAGAAGCTCATCTTATCCCAGTAGCGAACGGTATTTTCAACAAGAAAACGCAACAATTAGAGCCATTTAGTCCTAAATACGTCTTTACTTCAACGATTGCTACAAAGTACAACGCTAAGGCTAAAGTACCCAATATTAACGGCTGGAACGTAGACGACTGGTTACTTGATTTAATGAGTGGAGATAAAGAACTTGTCAGCCTTTTATGGCAGATTATTTCCGCAAGCACCAACGGTAACTACTCCTATCGTAAAGGCGTTTGGCTAGTCGGTAAAGGAAATGACGGCAAAGGGACTTTTCAGAGCCTCATTATGAACCTTATCGGACGTGAGAACGTCGCAAGTGTCAAAGCTGAACAATTTGCGGAACGGTTCGCCCTTTCCCAAGTCGTTGGGAAGACTTGCATTATTGGAGATGACAGCCAAGTCAGTTACTTAGACAATGCAGGAAACTACTTTTCTGTAGTTACTGGCGACCCAGTACCGATTGAAGCGAAAGGAAAACAACCGACGCTGGCAGTATTTAATAAGCTGGTTATTCAGTCCACTAACTTCTTGCCAAAGTTTAGAAATAAGTCAAATGGAACATACAGACGTTTGCTTATTGTTCCCTTTAACAAGTCTTTCACGTCAGATAATGACAACTGGAAAATCAAAGATGATTATATTAAACGCAAAGACGTTTTAGAGTACGTGCTTAAAATCGCCTTATCACTTAATTTTGATAAATTTGACGAACCCAAAGCCACACAAGGGCTATTAAATGACTTTAAAATTTCTAATGATAACGTGCTGGCGTTTGTAAATGATATGTTTGAGGAATTTGTAAGTGATTTTCTACCAACCACTTTTATAAGCGCCTTATATCGTGCATGGTGTGAAGATGAGGGAGTGAAGCCCTTTACTAAGCGAGAGTTTGAGCTTAAATTACCTGACCACATTAAAAAGGAATGGGAAAAAACAAGTAAAAGACCTCATACGGCAGGCTTTAACAGAGCGATTGATTTACACCGAGCCGAGGAATATGAGCTTTTTAGACGGCTATTTCATTGGGACGAAGACAAACAAAAAAAGGTCACTAAGGGTTATTTACGCAAGAAAAAGCGAAAATGATACCGTACTTCGGTAACATGTTACCGTTAGCGGTAACAACTTAAACCGCGTGGTTAAGCTGTTTGTAGAGTGTTGTTACCGTGTTACCGTACTTTTCCTACTTCGCTAGGAATTTATCAGAGGAAATAAAAACATGAAAAAAGTACGCTGTCCGACAAAATGAATTTACTGATTTGAATTAGAAGAATAAGAAAGGAGTAAAAATGCGAGCAAGGTCTCCAACAAAATCAGTTGTTTTAACTCATTTATAAAAAGCGCAATTAACGTAATGAAATACAGGCCTTATCTGTAGTTTCGATAAATTGGTATCTTTACCAATAGAAAATAAGGAATCAATACAATGAATCAAACACTAAATACACTCAATGAGCTGTGGATTGAAGCAGGCGAAAAAGTAGAAAATTATAATGATAAAATCAATCAAATGCTCAAAAATGAAAACTTCTCAGCTCAAACTTTAAGAGATTTAACCGCAAAGAGAGATCATGCACAAGCTCGTTGTGATGCACTTAGAAATCAAGTCGACGAAACACAAGCGACGCAAGTTGCTCATCTTCGCTCAAGCGGACAACTTCCCTTAGGAAATGGAGAAAACCAAACCGATCATTCTTTCATTTCAGATTTTAAAGCCTTAATGAGAGGCGATTCTAAAATCACAAATCTAGTCACTTCCTCTAAAGATGAATCAGGCGAAGCGGCTGGCTTAACCATTCCCCAAGATTTAAGAACTTCGATTAATGTCTTGAAACGCCAATATGATGTGATGGAGCAATATGTCAATGTTGAAAATGTAACTACAGCCTCAGGTTCTCGTGTTTATGAGAAATGGATAAATATTACCCCACTTACAAAATTAGATAGCGAAGATGAAACCATTGGAGCCAATGACGATCCCAATCTTAAACTTGTTAAGTATCAGATTGGACGCTACGGAGGGATCACAACAGCGACCAACTCCCTACTTAAAGATAGTGCCGAAAATATTATGTCATGGTTGACGGGTTGGATTGCTAAGAAAGTCGTCGTTTCTCGTAATAAAGAAATCATCTCACTCATGCAAGCAGCTCCTAAAAAACCAGCCCTCTCTACTTTTGATGATATTATCACTATGATTAATACGGCAGTCGATCCAGCAATTAAAGCAACTTCTATTTTAATTACCAACACGAGCGGACTCAACCAACTTACTTTAGTTAAAGATGCGTTAGGGAATTATTTGTTACAACCTGACCCCGTTCAACCTGATCGCTATTTAATCAAAGGAAAACGAGTCGTTGAAATCAGTGACCATTGGCTTCCAAGTGGTGGAGAAACAAGCAGCCCGCTTTATCCGCTCTATTATGGCGACTTTAAACAAGCCATGACTTTATTTGACCGTGAAAACATGTCATTGCTTCCAACAAATATTGGTGCTGGTGCATTTGAAACTGATACTACTAAAATTCGTGTAATTGATCGCTTTGATGTTCAGCTTACCGATACAGAAGCTTTTGTGGCAGGTTCATTTACAGCGATCTCAGATCAAAAAGGAAATATCAATACTGCAACTACAACTACAACTAATCATCAGGAGAAATAATAATGGACATTCGTCATATTGAAGAAAAAGCAAAAGAATTAAAAGCACAATCAATTCCTCTGGTTCAAGCCGTTGAAAAAACGCAAGCCTTAGTCAATGAGTTAAGCAAAAAACTTGAGAATATGAAAGTAGATAAACAACAGCCTGATATTGATGCGACCCTTGCACAAATGGCTAAAGAACGAGATGCTCGTGTTTTACTTGATGAACTGACTGAACATCTTACCAAGCAAAAAGACGCACTTCATCAATTTTGGAATAATGAAGAAACCAATTATGACATTAAAACTGAGGCTATTCGCTCGCAAGAACACTTGAGTCCAACAGAATCTCAATTGATTGAGGGATTAATTGATAATTCTTTAAAACGAAAATTAAAGGCTTATGGTAAAGAAGCGGAAGAAGCTCAAAATAAAGCCATTGAGATTGTGAACTATTTGAAAGAAAATAATTATGATCAGTCCGTTGGTAATTCCCTCCACCCGTTAGTTGAAGCCAAGAGCTTTTATTACTTTAGAATGGCACGGTTGATTAGTTCTACTTTTCAACATGAATTGATGGAATATTTGCTTGAGGAGGGACTGATTACAAATTATCCTAGCTATTATACTCCACGCCGATAAGAGTTTAATAATCCATAATTTCGAGTTTGTCGTGGCAGACGGTGGCGATTCATGGCAACAAGGAGCAAGTAAACCTATCCGAACAATCAACCAACTTCAAACATTAGGCGAAATAAGCGTAGTAAGTAGACCAGCTTATGATGATACTTCTATCAATGTCACTCGTTCTATCAAACAATTTGAAGACGAGCGTACACGAAAGTATAAAGAAAAAGTAAGAGCTTATCTTGACGGATTAAGTGATTAGATTATAATAAAAAAACCTAGTCTTTATTGGCTAGGTATTTATTGTTAATGTCAGAAAAAGTTAAAATTATACCGTAGTTCGGTAACATGTTACCGTTAGCGGTAACAACTTAAACCGCATGGTTAAGCTATTTGTAGAGTGTTGTTACCGTGTCACCGTACTTTTCCTACTTCGCTAGGAATTTATAATATAGCACGAAAGGATATAAAATAGATGGTTAGATATTATTGGGGGAGACCTCAAGATGTTGTAAGGTGGTATCTTAGAGGAACTTTATACCTAAGCGCTCAAAGCAGAAAGTCATATATTGAAAAGACAGGAGCTGAACGAGGCAACTTACCAAGACTTCTTAAATTATTAGATAATCTTGATGAGCTATTTGATTCAGTCGATACTGACAGCATAGCATTACTATGTTTGAGGTACGTTGAACTATTAAGTGTTGCAGAGACTACAAAACGTACAGGATTATCAGCTTATCAGATTACAGCTAAGACAGGTAAGGTCATGAAGAAAGCTAAGGAAATTATATCTAAAGCATGATATAATAGTCTTATAAAAAGACGCAGAGATGCGCATGGTATAATAGTGCAGGAAAGTATCTCTAATTGTGGGGGTGCTTTTTTGTTTGGAGGATTATATTATGAATGAACTAGAGTTTAATATCAGATTATATCTTTCGGGAGTTATGGAGCCATGGACAGATAGGATAGACAGCACAGACCAACTCACACCACAACGCTTTATATTCAACGCAATGACAGAGCTGTTTGATTCATTGAGTGATGATGACCTAGAGATGATCAGGCTTAGATACATGGAACGCTTGACACTATCAGAGGTTGCAAGTCTTTATCTGTTAAACGAATGTACTGTTAGAAACCACACGAACCCAACCATTAAGCAAGTGAAAGAGATTATAAAGAAAGCCACAGAACAAGCACAGCACGAGCGTGAGGTTGATTGAATATAAATTATTATTAGACAATAAAAAAACTCACAGCGATTAAACCGTGAGCTTCTGTGATTGATTTACATTATTAATCTATAATATTTTTGCGATAAGCTCCAATGATTAGATTATTTTTTAAACACCCTCCCCCCCATACTAATACTAGGAAAAGCACACACATAGGTCTCATCTTATATCAAAACCCATTTTTGAAAATTTTTATATAGGGGGGGTCAAAACACTAAAACATTGATTTAATCACGTTTATAGGCAAAAAAAGGGAAAATCACTTCCCTTTCTTGCCTTTTTTTAGACTGATATATATAAAATGACTTAAACATATTTCCAAAAACAAGAATCGCTCAACCGTGGGAATCTCAAAATATTTTTTTACGTTCGTTAAAAAAAGTCAGCAAAATTAAAAGCCGTATATCGTGGATATACAGCCCCTTGCCTGACAAAAATTTGTTCATTTTTTTAACGCTTTTTACTACGTTCGTGTTTTTTTTACGTTTTTTACTACGTTTAAAAACATGTATATTGTGGTCTA